AATAAATAAATTTTTAGTGGGTTTTTATGCCTTGGAACGCTTTTCGATGGGTAAACACCTCTTATTAGAGGTCTATGACGTTAAATTTGACCTCTTAAATGATGGAATTGCCATTCAAGAAGTGATGGAGAATGGTATTAAACGTGCTAAAATGACAATTCTTAACATTTATCACCATTCCTTTATTCCTCAGGGATGTACAATTGTCATTGCACTCTCAGAAAGTCACGTTTCTTGTCATACTTGGCCAGAAGAAGGTTGTATAGCGATTGATGTCTATACATGTGGAGATGGAAATCCTAAATTAATCGCTTTAGAGTTGTTAAAATATTTAAATTCGGACAATTATAGTATCAGAGAGATATATCGTTAAATAAACAATAGGAGATAGCAACCTCCTTCATAAAAGTTCTGTTTTATTCATTAAAACAGGAGCTAAAATGTCTAATTTACCAGTCGATAGAGACAGTAATTATATGCATCAAATGTGGGGAACAACAAAATTAATCACAGATTATGATGCAGAACCTCAAAAAAGAGTCATACAAGAGATTATGCATGATTTAGCACCAAAGCATGACTTTAAAAAGCAAGTTGAGTTGCACGAAAAAATTAGAAATGATGAAGATTATGATGATTGGTCCTATGGAACCGAACCATCTTATGGATCTTCCTGGAAATGAACATAAATAAATTAAGAAATTTTATGTCCGATGGCAATTACTAGGATATCTAGATCGTTTAAAGATATTAGTTTATCCTTTGAGCCTCATCCTGTGACTAAGGATTTACCAATTCTTAAGAATGAAAATGCAATTATACGATCTGTTCGAAATATAGTTGAAACAATTCCAACTGAAAGATTTTTTAATTCTACAATTGGTTCAAATGTTCGTTCTAGTTTGTTTGAATTTGTAGATTTTGGTACTGCTTCAGTTATTAAAGATCAAATTCTTATTGCAGTTTCAAATTATGAACCAAGAGTCACAAATGTAAATGTTGAAGTAAATCCTCAACCAGATATTAATAATTTTGAAGTTACAATTAATTTTGATATTATAGGGCAAGAAATTCCTACACAACAGTTTTCATTCATATTAGAGGCAACAGGATAAAATGCCTTTTACAAAGTTTGCTAATTTAGATTTTGACCAAATCAAGACCTCTATTAAAGATTATCTCCGTGCGAATTCTAATTTTACGGATTTTGACTTTGAGGGGTCTAATTTTTCTGTATTAATTGACACTTTAGCGTATAACACATATATTACTGCATTTAACTCTAATATGGTTGTGAATGAATCCTTTTTGGATTCTGCAACACTCAGAGAAAATGTAGTCGCTCTTGCAAGAAATATTGGTTACGTTCCCCGCTCTAGAACCGCCTCTAAGGCAGTTGTTTCTTTTAGCGTATCAACTGCGGTAAACACTCCAACACTCACATTACAGGCAGGATTAGTATGTGTTGGGGCATCAGATGGAACTTCTTATGTATTTTCTATTCCATCCGATGTTACTCGAACTGTAGTTAATGGAACTGCTACATTTAGTGAGATTGAAATTAGTGAAGGAACATTTCTTAAAAAACAATTTACAGTAGATGGATCACTCGATCAAAGATTTATTCTAAACAACTCGTATATTGATACGAATACGATTGTTGCATATGTTAAATCTCCAAGTGATAGTGGATTAGGAAGAAAATATTCATTAATAGATAATATTTTTAAAGTTGATTCTGATTCGGAAACTTATTTACTTCAAGAAATTCAAGATGAAAAATATGAACTTTTCTTTGGGGATGGATATTTTGGAAAGAAATTAGAAAATAATTCTATAATTACTGTCACATATATTGTGACTGATGGAAAAGATGGTAATGGTGCAGATAAATTTTCTTTTGCGGGCACTTTTAAGGATGCAAGCGATAATACAATTATTCCAACAAATACGATTACTGTAACTACAAATCAAAAATCTCAAAATGGTGATGAGATTGAAGGAATCGATTCAATCAGATATTTTGCCCCAAGACTTTATTCTTCTCAATATAGAGCGGTTACTGCAAAAGACTATGAGGCAATTCTTAAAGATAGGATATATCCAGACACCGAATCAGTATCTGTAGTTGGGGGAGAAGAATTAAATCCACCACAATATGGTAAAGTTTTAATTAGTATTAAACCAAAGAATGGAACATATGTTTCAGACTTTAATAAGATGCAGATTCAAAATAAGTTAAAACAATATACCATTGCAGGGATTAATCCAGAAATTATTGATTTAAAAATATTATATGTTGAGATTGATTCTTCAATCTATTATAATAATTCTAGTGTTGGTAGTGTAGAAAATTTAAAAACAAAGGTACAAAATTCTCTCGTATCTTATGCAGAATCTCCCAATCTAGGGTCTTTCGGAGGAAGATTTAAATATAGTAAAGTCCTTCAAGTTATTGATAATACTGATAGTTCAATTACTTCTAATATTACAAAAGTAAGAATTAGAAGGGATATGAAAGCATTTATTAATAAACCCACTCAATATGAAATTTGTTATGGTAACAAGTTTCATGCAAACCCTGCAGGAAAAAATATTAAATCTACTGGATTTAAAATTGCTGGGGAACCAGATACTGTTTACTTTACAGATGTTCCAAATTCAGATTTAAAAACTGGAATTATATCAATTATAAAAAAATCTCCCATTACAGTTTCTGTTGGGTCTACTCAAGAATTAAAAACTAAAGTCATAGTTAAATCTGCAGGAACTGTTAATTATGAAACAGGTGAAATTTTACTTGGTTCTTTAACTATTACATCAACATCTTTGGATGGAGACATTATTGAAATTCAAGCATATCCAGAATCAAACGATATTATTGCTCTTAAGGACTTGTATATCTCATTTGATGTTTCAAAAAGTTCAATAAATATGATTAAAGATGTCATTGCGTCTGGTGATGATATATCTGGAGTTATATTTTCAACAGAAGATTATTACAGATCAAGCTATTCGAACGGAGAGTTAACGAGGGCGTAATATGATACAAACTGGTTTTGAATCTAGGATAAAGGTACAGCAAATAATTGAAAATCAATTGCCAGGATTTATCCTAGATGAGAGTCCAAAGGCTGCGGAATTTCTAAAGCAATATTATATTTCTCAAGAATATCAGGGTGGACCAGTAGATATTGTTGAAAATTTAGATCAATATTTAAATCTTGATAATTTAATTCCAGAAGTAATAGTTGGGTCTACAGGATTAACAACCGATATTTCATCCTCTAGTGGAATTGTCACAGTTACCTCAACCAAAGGATTTCCACCAACATATGGTCTTCTTAAAATTGATGATGAAATTATCACATATACTGGTTTAACTACAAATACATTTACTGGATGTGTTCGCGGATTTAGTGGAATTACAAGTTATCATCAAGATTTAAATTCCGAAGAGTTGGTTTTTTCACAATCAATATCAACATCCCATTCCAAGAATTCCAAAGTAATAAATCTAAGTTCACAATTCTTACAAGAGTTCTATAAAAAATTAAAATATACCCTAACTCCTGGTTTTGAAAATGTAAATTTTGTTTCAGATTTGCATGTAGGAAATTTTATAAAGGAATCAAAAACTTTATATCAGACTAAAGGAACTGACGAATCATTCAGAATTTTATTCAATGTTTTGTATGGTGAGACGCCAAAAGTAATTGATTTAGAGCAATTTCTAATTAAACCATCAGCAGCAAAATATGTTCGAAGAGAAGTGATGGTTGCTGAAAGAATTTCGGGCGATCCTTCTCTACTAGTTGGGCAAACAATTAGAAAATCTACAGATGAAAATACTACAGCATCTGTATCTGAGGTAGAAATTATAAAGAGGGGAGCAAAAAATTATTATAAGTTACTTATTTTCATTGGATATGATGATGCATTCCCAACTGTTACTGGAACATTTAATATTACTGGAAATACCAGAGTTTTAGAGGATGCAGAACCTAATGCAAATATTATTACCGTAGATTCCACAATTGGATTTGGACAAACTGGAACAATCTATATTGGAAACAATGAAGTAACATATAATAACAAAAGTATAAATCAATTTTTTGGATGTACTGGAATTGGAACAACTGTAAAAGCAACGAACATAGTTCGTTCTGATGAAACTTATTATGGATATGAAAATGGAGATTTGAGTAAAAAGGTAGAATTTAGATTAACAGGAGTATTGTCAAAATTTTCACCTACATTACAATTGGGTATATCCGATGAAAACGACCAAATAGGCATAAAATATTTGGGAGAAATCATTAAAAATCCCATAGAGAATGCATCTAAGGAAGAAATATTTGCAAATAGTTGGATTTATAATACAAGTTCAAGATATCAAATAGAAAGTTTTAATTCTGGATCTATATCTCAAGTATTGTTGAGTGGAACTATAGATAAATCAAGTTTAAAGGTTGGAGATAAAATCAATATTTTAGAAAGAGATAGTGAAATTTTAGTAGCGAGTAATTTAACTGTATTAGAAATAACTAATAATCAAGTATCGACCTCGAACAATTTTACTTTAAATCAAAACAAAGATTATGATATTAGAAGAATAATCAATTTTTCTTCTGCAACTGAAAATTCCACATCTCTAGAATATAGTTCTTTATTTGCAGATATTCAAAACGTTTACATTGATGATAAAGATGGATATTTTTATGTTGCATCAAATTCTTTACCATCATATGAAATAGACAAAAAAACCTTTTCGTATATTGCATCATCTGTTTCAGATAAGGATATTGAAACCGGATTATATTCAATAATTAATTTTGAAGAGAAAGTTTCATTTTTAACAGGTTCTGAAATTTTTTATCAACCAGAAATTACATCAATTTCGGGGATGGCAAAGGGAATTTATTATGTAGAAGTTTTAAGTAATAAATCCCAAATTAGATTATATACATCTAAAACATTTATTGGATCTGGAGATTATATCCAATTTGGAGAATTGACACCTGGAAATCATTTATTCGTTTTAAATAGTCAAAGTGATAATATTATTTCTGCCCAAAAAATTCTAAGAAAATTTCCAATCAATACAAATATTGCAGATGGTCTATCAGACTTAACAGATCCTGGTTCGGTTGGAATGTTAATAAATGGTGTTGAAGTAACAAGTTATAAATCAAATGAAAAAATTTATTATGGTCCAATAAAGGAAGTAGATATATTGAATGGTGGAAAAAATTATGATGTAATTAATCCTCCACTATTGCAAATATCTTCTGGAATAGCCTCAGTTCAACCAATTGTTAGAGGATCTATCAAGAGAATATTTGTAGATCCTCAAGATTTTAATATCGATACATTAGTATCAATTGCAGTTACAGGTGGTAATGGTAGAGGAGCATCTTTTGAACCATTTGTAGAAATTCAAAGAAGAGAAATCAAATTTGATTCCAGACAAACTACCAGTGGGGGTGGAGTTGACATAAATTCAGAAACTATTACATTTCTATCATCACACTATCTTTCCAATGGTCAACCAATTTATTATAATCCAGGAGATAATACTCCATTGGGAATTGGGACTTTTAATGCAAGCAATGTAGATCAAAGTAGAACATTGAAGAATGGTGGTGTATATTATACTAAGGTCATTAATGATACAACAATTCAATTATATGAAAGAATATTTGATTATAGATCTGGAATTAATACAGTTGGTTTTACAGAATCTCAAACTTCTGGAATTCATGTTTTTAAAACAGAACCAAAGAAAGTTTTAACAGATATTAAAGTTATAAATGGTGGAAGTGGATATGAAAATAGAAAATTAAGAGTTAATAGTGCAGGAATATCGACGATTAATCATACAGTCACTTTTGAAAATCATGGATTTAATCATGGAGAACTAATTGTATATGATTATGAAACATCTGCAATTAGTGGACTATCTTCATCAAAACAATATTATATTTTAAAAATCGATGATAATAAATTTAGATTATCAGATGCTGGTATTGGTGGAACAAGCACATCAGATTATCAAAGAGAAAAATATGTAAAATTTGGAACAACTGGATCTGGATATCAAATATTTAATTATCCTCCTATTATTGCTAAAGTAGAATACTCCACTTCTGGAGTAGGTAGCACATCTATTAGAGGAACAATCACTGCAAATCCAAGTGTTAAAGGTGAAATAGTAGGAACATATGTTTATAATACTGGTAGTGATTACGGATCAACAATTATAAATTTACACAAAAAACCAACAATATCAGTTAAAAACGGAAAAAATGCTCAAGTAAATCCAGTAATTGTTGATGGTAGAATAATCGATACAAATTTACAATATGGGGGAATAGAATATTATTCAATACCAGATTTAAAGGTCGTCGGATCTGGAAGTGGATGTATCTTAAGACCAGTAATTCTGAATAATAAATTAGTAGATGTAATTGTCATAACTTCTGGTTCTGGATATGATGAAAATACAAAAATAATAGTAGAATCTTCTGGAAAAAATGCAATATTTGATATAAAAATTAGACCTCTTGAAATAAACAATAATTTTTTCTATGCAACTGAAGATTTATTCAGTAATTTTAGAAAAACATCCAATGAATTATTGATTAATTCAAAAAATAATCTTCAATATTTTATTTCTGGGTATTCCCAACTTATTCAAAATGAGTTTAATGATATTGGATTAAATCATTCACCCATCATTGGATGGGCATATGATGGAAATCCAATATATGGATCTTATGGTTATACAGATCCTAATGATAAAAATTCTCCAATTAAACGTCTGTCCTCTGGTTATACTGCAAATACTTCAAATATTGAGAATAGACCGGAAGATTTTGATCTTGGTTTTTTTGTTGATGATTATAAATTTACATCTTCTGGGGATTTGGATGTATATAATGGAAGATTTTGTATGACACCAGAATTTCCAAATGGGGTTTATGCATATTTTGCAACATCTGAACCGGACATATATGGAAATATAGTTGGTCAATTCCCATATTTTGTTGGAAATTATTATAGATCTAAATTTATTTCAGATAACAATAAATTAGACCAGTCATTTGACTTTAATAATTCCAAATTAATTAGAAATACATTCCCATATAAAGTTAATGACAAATATGGTGGAAATGATTTTATTATTGAATCAAATGAAATTATTAATCAAAAAACCAATATAGAGTCTGTAACATCTGGAAGTGTTTCTAATTTTAATATTATAGAATCTGGTAATGATTATAAGGTTGCAGATAATTTGAATTTTAAGGGAATAGAAATAAATGGAGATGGTGGTGGAATAATAGCACAAGTTTCAAAATTAAAAGGAAAAGATATTGTAAATTTACAAACTAATTTAACATCATATTATGATGCTGTTTTTAACTGGAAAGATGGAAATCAAGTAGAAGTTTCAATTTTACCTTATCATAGTATAGAAAATTTTGATACTGTAACAATCTCTGGATTCTCTACAACATTAAGTGATTTAAATGGTTCATATCAAGTTGGAGTAACTTCATATACTTCAATACTAATTAAAGATATGCCAGCATATTCTCCAACTGGTATCGTAACTGATATATATGTTTCAAGAATACCGGATAATATTTCTGTTGGAAGTAGTATTGGTATTGGAACAGAAATACTATCAGTTTTAAATATTTTTAATGATTTAAATGTTTTAAGAACGGTTAGACAGACAGTAGGATTAGCACATACTTCAACTACAATAGTTAATTTTATTCCAAATTCCTTTACGATTAATCATAAAACAGATTATTTTGATTCTAAATTAAATAAAGAAGTCTATTTCAATCCAAAACAATCTGTTGGGATTGGAACAACTACTGGGATAGGAATTCCTCTAACATATACTGTTGGAAATAAAAATTATCAAATTTCAGTACCTACACAATCAATTTTTCTACCAAATCATCCATTTGAAACAAATCAAGAAGTAATATTTAAAAAATTATCGTCCTCAAATCCATTATACGTTTCAAATACAGAAACAAGTGGTTTGTATACTCTTCCTATCAGTGGAAATCAACAGACGGTTTATATTATTAAAAAATCCAAAGATTATATTGGAATTGTAACTCAAGTTGGACTGACAACCACAACTAATGGACTATTTTTCCAAAATAATGGTACAGATGATTATAGATATTCCATAAAATCTGCATATTCTCAAGTAACTGGCAATATTGATAAAATTAAAACATTAGTTTCAGTATCAACCGCCCACAATCTTTCCGATGGAGATACTATTAGTTTAGATTTAATTCCCAATCTTTCTGTGGGAATTGGAACTTCAACTTCAATTTTTGTAAAGTATGATACTTCAACCGAAAGACTATTAATTAATCCTATAGGATTTACTACATCAGGAATTAATACTTCAACAAATAGTATTACTCTTCCATCGCATAATTTAAATACGGGGGATAAGGTACTATATTCGTCTAATGGATCTACTGCTCAAGGATTATCTACCGGATTTTATTTTGTGTATAAGGTTGATAATAATAAAATAAAACTATGTGAAACCCGGATAGATTCTATATCCATTCCACCAAATGTTGTGGATATTGTAGGTATTGGAACTACAAATCAAACAATTTCACTAATTAATCCAAAGATTGATGTTGTTAAAAATAACAATTTAATATTTAATCTTTCGGATACTTCTTTATCAGGATATAATTTTAAAATTTATTATGATAAAGATTTTGCTGATGAATTTGTATCTACAGGTTCTACAAATATATTTTCAATATCTGGATTTGGAACTGTTGGAGTATCTACTAATGCAACTTTAACATTAAATTATAGCGAAGGATTTCCAACAAAGTTATATTATAGTCTAGAAAAATCGGGATATATTAGTACTGCAGATAAAGAAGTTAAAAATTATTCTCAAATTAATTTTGTAAATTCAATTTACAATGGAGACTATACTATTTCTGGATTAGGTGAAACAACTTTTAATATTGTATTGACTAATATTCCTGAAAAATTATCATATAATCAATCAGAATGCTATACACTAGAGTATAGTACAAATTCTTCGTCATCTTCTGGAGGAATTAAAAATATTAAATTAATTTCTGGAGGAAATGGATTTAAAAAATTACCAGTTTTCAATGGAAGTGATTCTGAAAATGGTAATGGAGCATATATTATTTGTGAGTCAGATTCAATTGGAAAAATTAACCAAACAAAAATTTTAAATGAAGGATTTGAATATTCATCGGACAAAACTCTTAAGCCAAAGGCAAATATTCCTTCAGTAGTTAATTTATCAACTTCAAATACTATTTCAAGTATTTCTGTTTTAAATAGTGGTAAAAATTATACCTATGCTCCAACTTTGATTATAGTTGATTCTGATACTGGGAAAAAAATTGATTCTGGATTCTTATCTCCAAAATTAATCGGAAGTGGAATTGCTTCGGTAGATATTGTTAATGAACCAAAAGGATTGCCATCAACAACAGTAAAAATTAAATCTATTAATAATACCAATGGTGTCGGAATTCAAACAATATCAACTTCAAATACGGGCATTGCAACTTGCACTTTAGTTACACCACTAAGTGGATTTAATATTGAACCATTTGCTATTGGTGATAAAATTTTTGTTGAGGGCATTCAACAATACAATTCCGATGGAGATGGATTTAATTCGGAAAATTATGGATATGAATTTTTTACAGTAACGGGATATACAAATGCTGGAACATATGAACCTAGACAATTAACATTTAGTGTAGCAGGTTTTACAACAAATCCAGGAATTGCAAAAACTACACAAAATTCCTATGGATTAATTATAAATTATAATAATTATCCACAATTTGAAGTAACTCAAAAACTTTCCACATTTATTGTGGGAGAATCTTTATCAGTATTAATTAATAGTCAGTTTGTAAAAATTGATTTAAAAATAACTCAGTATAATAATACCAGCATTAAGGTTCAAGGTAATTATGATTTATCCGATAATGATGTTATTCGAGGAGTTCAATCGGGAAGTATTGCAACAGTAAATTCGATAATAAAAAATTATGGAGAATTTGACATTAGCTATAGCTCTAAACAAAATTTAGGTTGGTCAGATAATATAGGTAATCTAGATGAAGACGTTCAAGTAATTTCTGATAATGATTATTATCAAAATCTGTCATATTCATTAAAAAGTTCTCAAACATGGGATACTATTGTTAGTCCGATTAATAATATTTTACACCCAACTGGTCTTAAGAATTTTGCAGATACTGAAATAATTTCCAGTACAGGATTTGCATCCACCAATACATTTGAATATACATCTATTTTATATGATATTTTCAATGAAAATAGAGTTGATACTATTAACAATTTTGATTTAGTTTTAGATGTTGATCTATCTGCCGATGGTTCATCTAAGTTTTTAAAATTCAAAAATAAAAGATTATCCGATTATATCCAATGTAGAACTAATAGAACTCTTCTTGTAGATGACATTAGTTCAGAATTTTCAAGTTCAGAACTTGATTCTGGAACATATTCTAATATTTCTGATATTATAACATCTAAAAAATATGAAAGATTCTTAGTTCAGATTTCTGATACTCAAAATACTAAATTTCAATTTTCAGAAATTATAACCATAAATGATAATAATGACATATTTACCTTAGAAAAGGGTAGCATTGCAACTAAAAATACTCGCTTAGCAGACATTTATGGATATGTTGACGAAGTTAAAAATTTCTATTTAAAATTTGTTCCTGAAGATGTATATAATACTGATTATAACATCAAAGTTTTATCGAATACTTTTGATAACTATTTGACCGGGATTGGAACATATTCGGTTGGTTTTGTTAATCTAGTAAGCTCAAATTCAGTTGTTGGTGTAGGCAGTACAGCTACTATTATCTCAGCTCCAATTGGAAATTTAAATTCAATATTCTCAAATGTTCACATTATTAATAATAATGCATCTTATGAGATGAATTATGTAGAATTATATGTTGATCACGATGGAACAAATACTAATATCAGTGAATATTATTTTGATTCTGAAGTGCAGTATAGTGGCAATTTTATTGGATCTTTTGCAGCATCAATTTCCAATAATATAATAACACTTAACTATACGAATACATCAAATAATCCTGTTACTTTGCGTTCCAAAAATGTAGGATTTGGAACAACTTCTATTGGAGGTTCTGCATATAGATTCCAATCAATAGGTCAACCAAATGGTAGTGAGAGAACAGTAAATTATATTTCAGATTATAGTAAAGTATCCACAGCATCGACTATTGTATCTTTAGATAAAACCAATTTTAGTTCGTTAAAATCAACCATAAAAGTAAGTATTGGAAACACCAGTGCATTGCATCAAGTTATGATGATACACGATGGAAACAATGTATATACCACACAATATCCATCTTTATCAATTGGAAGCACTAGCGGTATTGGTACTTTTGGTGGAGAATATTCTGGAAATTATGTGAATCTCAAATTCTATCCAGATCCAACAATTTCTGGAACACTTACAGTTTTGACTTTTAATGAATGTTTTTATAAAGAATTGGATTTAATTAATGTCCCAATAAACTTAACGTATGCAAATATTACAGAATCCGTAAAAAGTCAAAGATATATTTCTATTAATAGCAACTATAAGAATAAATTGGATTTTGATTTAAAATATCAAGGATATCCAATTTTTGAAAAGATATTTGATCCGACAAATACAAACACTTTAAATTATAGCACAGGAGAGTTTAGTATACCTAATCACTTCTTTAGTACTGGTGAAGAATTAATTTATACGCCAAGTTCCAGTTTCATCGGAATTGCCGCAACATCGGTTGGTATAGGATCTACTTTAACCTCTAGTGGAATTGTCACGAATAGATTGCCAAGTAAAGTATTTGCAATCAAAATTAACAATGGTAAGTTTAAATTATCAACAAGAAAAGATTATGCCGAAGCTGGAATTTATGTCACATTTACTTCTGTAGGTACTGGAAATTATCATAAACTTGAGATGTTTAAGAAAAATGAAAAATCAATTATTACTATTGATAGTATGATTCAACATCCACTTAATTATTCTTTAGTACATCACACATTAAATAATGGCGGTCAAATTGGAACAGCATCTACAGTATTTGCTTTAAGTGGAATTTCCTCAATTGCTCCTGGAAATATTCTCAAAATTGAAGATGAATATATGAAAGTTAGTAATGTTGGATTAGCAACTACTTCTTCCGGTCCTATTACATTTAGTGGAAATGTCCCTCTGGTAGAAGTTGTAAGAGGATTTGCTGGGACATCAAATTCTACGCATAATAATGGAACTGATGTTAAAGTATATACTGGTTCATTTAATATTGTTGGAAGTAAAATCTACTTTACAGAAGCGCCTAGAGGAAAATTAATAGATGACAATGATTTGGATAATCTTCCAAATGCAAAATCAACATTTGATGCAAGAGTTTTCTTGAAGAATGATTATTCAAGTAACCAAATTTATGATGATATATCAACTACATTTACTGGAATTGGACAAACATATCCATTAACATCACAAGGAATTGCCACAGTAGGTCTTAGTAGCATTGGTGGAAATGGTATTGTTGTGATTAATGGTATGTTCCAAACTCCAACAACACAAAATAATTCCAATAATAACTATACAATTATCGAAGACAGTGTTTCTGGTATCAGTAGTATTGTATTTTCTGGAATTACATCTAGTAATGGATCAATTGTTATTTCAGATTATGACATCAATAGAAACCAACTTCCTAGGGGTGGAATGATTGTTTCTCTCGGATCTACGCCAGGTTTGGGATTTGCTCCTCTTGTAGGCGCTTCTGTGACTGCTATAGTTTCAGGAGGTTCTATTATTTCGGTTGGTATTGGAACTAGTGGTAATTATGGTTCTGGATATAGAAATCCAGTTTCAATTGCAGTAACTGATAGTAGTCACACAGGGACTGCAGCAACAATTACAGCAACTGTTGGTGCAGGGGGAACATTATCATTTAATATCATTGGTGGTGGAACTGGATATGTGAATCCAAAAATTAATATATCTTCACCAAGTTATGAAAATCTATCAGTAACTGGAGTTTCTAGACTTGGAATTGGAACTACTACAGAAACTGGAGTTGGATTATTATTAAATGTTGAGGTTGGTGCTAGTTCAACGGTTGGTGTTGGATCAACTTTATTCCAAGTAACATCTTTCAAAATAACCAGACCAGGATATGCATTCAAAAGGGGAGATGTTTTAAAACCTGTTGGATTAGTCACTGCTAAAGGATTAGCATCTCCACTTAGCGATTTCACTCTTACAGTTTTAGATACATTTACCGATTCATTCGCAGCTTGGAAATTTGGAGAACTTGATTATATTGATTCCATTAAATCACTTCAAAATGGTACTAGAGTTAGATATCCATTATATTATAATGAACAATTACTTAGTTTTGAAAAAGATTCCACTAATCCAGATTCTCAAGCAATTGATTTTGATTCTTTACTTATTATTTTCATCAATGGAATTTTACAAAAACCAGGAGTTGCATACCAATTTAGTGGTGGAACATCATTTACATTTACTACTCCACCAAAAGAAAGTGATAATGTTGCAATTTTCTTCTATAGAGGAAGTAACTCAGATAGTACTGCAGTAGATATAAATGAAACTGTAAAAGAAGGCGATGAATTGCAAGTTTTTAATAATAATAATTTATTAGATATTACTACAACACAAGATCCAAGAATAATAACAAATATAAAAACTTCAGATACAATAGAAACAAATACTTATAAATTACAAGGTATAGATGTTGTTAATCTCAAACCAACTAGTTGGATAAAACAAAAGGTTGATAGATTTATAGATGGATCAATTATTTCCAAATCTAGAGATTCTTTAGAACCCCAAATTTATCCGACTGCAAAAATTATTAGAAATTTTCAATCAACTGATACTGGAGTATTTGTTGATAATTCAGAATTCTTTAATTATGAAAATGAAATATCAATAGACTTTGATGCGTTTATTGTTAGTGGAAAATCGGATCCTGTTTCTGCTGCTGTCACTGCGATAGTTTCTGCCGCAGGGACAATTCAATCACTATCGATTACTAACGCTGGAAGTGGATATACTGGATCATCAGTTACTGTCAAAATTTCTCCTCCACTAACTATTGGTATTTCAACTTCATTGCCAATGGGAGTTGGAATTGGTATAGGAACTACTGCAACAGCAACAATTACCGTTTCTGCTGCAGGAACTTTAACAACTCCCATTGTTGTGACAAATCCTGGGTTAGGATATAGTATTGGAATGCCACCGCAAGTCATTACACCTCTTCCTAAACCAATATATGAAAATGTTACTAACATTACTAATATTCAAGGATTTTCTGGAAATATTATTGGCATTGGAACTACAGTAGGTATCGGAACTAATTTGGCAATTAAGTTTACATTAGATCCAACTCTTTCGCCATTTACCGGGTTGGCAGTTGGATATCCAATTTATATTTTCAATAGTAAAGTCGGAAATGGAGTAACATCAATTATTGATAAAGATTCTTCTATTGTAGGTGTTGGGACAACATTCTTAGATAATATCTACTATATCAATGCTTTCAGTTCATTGACAGGAATTATTACTTGCAATGTAAAATCTACAACATCTGTAGTTGGTATTGCCACAACAGGTCCAAGAGTTGCACAATTTTCTTGGGGAAGAATATTTGGATTTACAAGATCATCATCACCAATTTCAATCGCAGTCTCTTCATATACTGTAGATGCTGGATTATCGACATTTCCAACAATTCAAAGAAGGGGTTATGGATTAAGAACTATTGGTGCTTTGAAAAAGATTTTATAACCCTTTATAAATATATAAAAAACTATATTAAGATGTCGGCACTTGTAACAGATCAATTTAGAATATTGAATACTAAGAATTTTATAGATTCTGTTCAGGATTCTTCAAATTCATATTATGTTTTTGTTGGATTGTCAAATCCAACAAGTGTTGGATTTGGTCGCTCTTCAACATGGGATACGACTCCACCAAATCCAACTGACAATTTGGATTATTTAAATCATTATGAATCAACTCTTCTTTTTGGAAAAAAAATTACAAGTGCAAATATTAGAAGAGCAGTTAGGAGGATTAACTGGTCTAGGGGAACAAAATATGAGATGTATAGACAAGATTATAGTGCTAGTAATCCATCACCAATTAGCGGTTCGATGAGATTATATGATGCAAATTATTATGTTGTAAATAGTGAATATAAGGTTTATATATGTATTGATAATGGGTCTTCTGGAATCAATACCACAGGAAATGCATCGCAAGATGAGCCTACATTTACTGATTTAGAGCCATCAAAAGCGGGTGAAAGTGGAGATGGATATTTGTGGAAGTATCTTTATACAATTTCACCAAGTGATATTATTAAGTTTGATTCTATTGAATATATTACTGTACCAAATAATTGGGAATCTTCCACAGATTCTCAAATTAGTGCTATAAGACAAAATGGAGATTCCACATTAAATGATAATCAAATAAAAAAAGTTTATATTGCAAATACTGGGCAAGGATATGCACTTCAAGATGGACAATCTTGCAATATAGTCGGTGATGGAACCGGAGGAAAGGTTGTAGTTAATGTTGATAGTTCTGGAAGAATTACTGATACTACAGTAACTTCGGGAGGAAAAAATTATACTTATGCTCTTGTAGATTTAGGAACAAATTTAAGTCCAACAACATATTCAGAATTAATCCCAATCATTCCCCCATCAAAGGGACATGGATTTGACATTTATAAGGAATTGGGAACAGATAAAGTTTTAATTTATGCTAGATTTGATGATTCGACAAAGGATTTTCCAATAGACGCAAAATTTGCTCAAGTTGGAATTGTAAAAAATCCAACTGTGTATGATTCTTCAGGAATTACTACCACACTATATTCTGAAAATGAGTTTTCTGGTGTATTTGCAATTAAGTTAAGCGGAACTCCTACTGGTACAATTTCCGTTGGAGATAAGATTAAACAATCAGTTACTGATGGAATTGCAGTTGGATATGTTGCTTCATATGATGCAGATACAAAAGTTATAAAGTATTATCAAGATAGATCATTGTATTTTAATTATGCTTCAGGTGATCATACTGATTATATTGGATTATCTACCACTGGAAAAGTTTTAGAATTTAATTCTACCAATCAAATTACTAAAGTTGGTGGGGAATTTATTGCAAATGTTGATTCCAATTTTACTGGAATTACAACAACAATTTCAAATAAAATTGTTAATTTAGGAGTCCAATTTACAAATGGTTTGTCAAATCCCGAGATAAATAAAAAGTCGGGAGAAATAATATATATCGACAATAGACCTACTGTAACAAGGAATTCTAGACAAAAAGAAGACGTTAAAATTATCCTGGAATTTTAAGAAATGGCTCAAAAAACAAATCTCAATGTAAGTCCATATTATGATGACTTTAATGAACCAGAAATAGGGGCTAGAGATAAAAATTATTACAAGGTTCTTTTTAATCCAGGAAGACCTGTACAGGCAAGAGAATTAAATACCTTGCAATCAATTTTACAAAATCAAGTAGAATCGCTTGGAAGTCATCTTTTTAAAGAAGGATCTCTAGTAATTCCTGGAAATATCGGTCTTGACATTGAATTCTATTCAGTAAAATTAAATCCAACAACATTTGGTGTCGATATTACTTCATATATTGAAAATTTTGTTGGTAAAAAGATTACTGGACAATCTTCAGGAACTACAGCAATTATTCAGAAAGTTGTTTTGCCAAATTCTGAAGTTGAATATGTAACTTTATATGTAAAATATCTAGATTCTGATAATAATTTTGTTTTTAATCCATTTAAAGATGATGAAGATTTAGTTGCTAATGAAAATATTACTTATGGTAATACAACTATTGCTTCAGGAACGACTTTTGCTTCTACAATTTCCAGCAAAGCAACATCTACAGGATCTTCAGTATCTATTGCAGATGGAATATATTTTATCAGAGGAACTTTTGTAAAGGTACATAAGCAGAATATAATTCTAGATTATTATACAAATAAACCATCTTATAGAGTTGGTTTAAAAATAAATGAAAATATTATTACCTCTAAAGATGATGATAGATTATATGATAATGCAAAAGGATTTACAAATTATGCTGCTCCTGGAGCGGATAGATTTCAGATTGAATTAATATTAACCAAAAAACCCATAACAGAAATTGATAATGATACAGATTTTGTTGAGATTCTAAGAGTTAAAGATGGTGCAATTAAAAAAATTGAACCAAAATCAAATTATAACATTATTAGAGACTATTTAGCTCAAAGAACCTATGATGAATCTGGAGATTATTCCATAACCCCATTCCAAATATCTGTAAATAATTCTCTTAATGATAGAATTGGAAATGATGGATTATTTTTTGATGATGAAAAAACAGACCAAGGAAATATTCCTTCTAACAATTTAATGGGGATTAAATTATCTCCCGGTAAAGCATATGTTAAAGGATATGATATTGAAAAGACTGGTGTTGAAATTTTAGATGTAGAAAAACCAAGAACAACTGAGACAGTAAGTAATATCAATATTCCCTTTGAGATGGGGAATTTATTTAGAGTTAATAACGTTTCCGGATCTGTAAAACAAAAATTATCAGTTGAATTATACAATAAGAGAAAAAATTCAACTTCAACTCCAAATGGAACAAAAATTGGAGATGCAAGAGTATATACAATCAATTTAACCGATGCTGCATATTCTAGTTCTGCAACAAATTGGGATTTATACTTGTATGATATACAAACTTATACTGAATTAACTCTAAATCAACCATTATCGTCATCAGAACTTCCAATATCATCATTTATTAAAGGAAAAAGTAGTGGTGCTAGTGGATACGCATCTGCCGCTGGATCGGGGAGTTCCGTAATTAATATAATTCAAACCTCAGGGAATTTTTCTAGGGGAGAAACAATCTTAATCAATGGTATAGAAATTTATCCGAGATCTATAAGATCAATTAAAGTGTATGGAATTGAGGATATTAAATCAATTTATCAATCAACATCTACTTCTGGATTTTCAAAAGCATTTTTGGCAGATACTCAATTAGATAGTGTTCTTGCAAAGGGATTTAGTGCATTAGATTCAATTACTATTGAATCTACAGGATCTGTAACCGGATCTGGAAAAGTATTTACCGGAATTAAAACAGATTCAATTATTAAATATCAAATTGCTGGACTTAGCACAGTTACATATAATAGAGTATCCTCCATCTCTCCAAGTGGTTCTACGATGACTCTTGCTTCAGTTACATCTGTACCTGGAGTATGTAGTGGGGATTTGCCAGGCGCACAAGTAAGAACAACTTTTACTTTGGGCGCTCCAAAAATTAAAAATAGTAGCAATGGATATCTATATGCAAAAATACCAAGTTCAAATGTAGCATCTACAAATTTGGCAAATTCGAACTTGATATTTACAGCACAGTCAAATACAACATTTACCCCATCTTCCAATACTTTAACAGTTAATGCTAGTAATTTTTCTGTGGGGGTTAATACTTCTTCAGTCAATTTTGAATCATTTGATGAAGAAAGATATTCTATCTTTTACACTGATGGGACTATTGAAAATCTAACTTCTGATAAATTTACCCTATCCGGAAATCAAGTTACATTTTCTAATATTGCTAATAGTGAGATTTCATTAATTAATGCAACTTTCATCAAAAGTGGTATTCAAAGCAAATCTAAATTATATACTCGTAGCCAAACTATTTCTGTCAATCTATCAAAATATTCACAATCTGGAACAGGAATTAATACATCAACTAATGATGGATTAACATATAATCAATATTATGGATTGAGAGTTCAGGATGAAGAAATTTGCTTAAGATATCCAGATGTTGCAAAAGTTTTAGCAGTATATGAATCACTAGATACCTCTGCACCTTCATTAGATGTACTAAATTTCAATGTACTTTCTAATGTCGATTCCAATGCAATTATTGGTGAAAATATAATTGGAAGTGATAGCAAAGCAATTGCTAGAGTTGTAAGTAAGCCATCTTCAGGATCGATAGGAATTGTTTATTTAAACGATAACAAATTTTTAAATGGTGAAAGTGTAAGATTCAATGAATCGAATATTTCCACACAAATTAATTCCATAACAAATGGAATATACAAGAACATAACAAATAAATTCACATTAGATAAAGGTCAAAAAGAACAATATTATGATTATTCAAAAATTGTTAGAAGAAATGGAGAGCAAGAACCAACAAAACAATTGTTAATTGTATTTGATTATTATCTTCTTCCTAGTAGTGATACTGGCGATGTATTTACCGCCAATAGTTACGCAGAAGAAAGATTTAATAATGATGTTCCAACTATTGGAATTGATAATGTAAGGGCATCAGATACCTTAGATTTTAGACCAAGAGTTTCCGTATTTACTGGACAGTCTTCTTCACCATTTACTTTTTCATCTAGAAATTTTGGATCAGATCCAAAGTTAATTCTTTCACCAAATGAAAGTTCTTTAATTGGATATGATTTCTACCTTGGCAGAATCGATAAATTATATCTTGATACTCATGGCAATTTTATCCTTTTAAAAGGAACTGCATCAACAAATCCAAAACCACCATCAAAACCAGATCAAGTAATGGAACTTGCCACCATTACTTTACCGCCATACTTATATAATCCAAAAGATGCTTCCATATCTCTTGTGGATAATAGAAGGTACACAATGAGGGATATTAATAAAATTGAAAATAGAGTTACAAATTTAGAAAGAGTAACTTCACTATCATTACTCGAAATTAATACCCAAACACTTCAAGTTACAGATGCTCAGGGAATTAATAGATTCAAAACTGGATTTTTTGTTGATGATTTTAAAAATTCAAATTTAATTAATCCAAATTCTTCGATTGATATCGACCAAGAGCAGCAATATCTAACCTCAAAAATTAGTAAAAATAGTCTCGGATTAAAACCAGTTCCTGCTGAAAATATAACAGATGAAAATATTGATTTAAGTACAAATTTTGATTTGTTTGATTCTAATGTTCAAAAAACAGGAGAAGTGATTACTTTAAAATATGATTCTGTTGTGTGGATTGAGCAACCACTTGCGACAAGAGTTGAGAATGTAAATCCATTCCACGTAGTTGCATATAATGGAACAATTAAATTAAATCCATCAAGTGATAGTTGGGTTAGAACAATTCAATTAGAAGATGTTAATGTTAATATTAATGTTGCAGTATCAGAAAATGTATCTTTAAATGGTGGGTGGGGTAGATTTGTAGGTTCAACAACAACTAGTGAAAGTAGAGTAAATCAAGAAGATAATATTGTTGGAAGTGGATCCGAATTGTACATGAGATCTCGCAATACAGGATTTTTTGCAATAAATCTCAAACCACTTACCCAATATTATCAATTCCTTGATAGTAATAGTGGTGTAGATTTTATTCCCAAATTAGTTGAAATTTCTCCAAATTCCAATTTAAATGATTATGGTTCATCTGGAGCATTCACTGTCGGTGAAACTGTAATTGGAACATTCAATGGTCAAAATTTAATTAAATTTAGAGTTGCCCAGGCAAATCATAAAGAAGGTGCATATAATTCACCAACAACTAAGTATAATATTAATCCATACGTTAAGAGTGAAAATCTAACAGATTCTTATAGTGCGTCTTCTAAAACTTTAAATATTGATATTAATGGTCTTTGTGAAGAAGCTCAAGGATTATATTCTGGATATTTGATGGTTGGTATGAAGTTGGTTGGACAACAAAGTGGATCTGTAGCATATGTAAAAGACTTGCGTTTAATATCCGACAATTATGGAGATTTGAATGGAGCATTTTTCTTAAAGGATCCAAATGGAAATCCACCACCTTCTGTAAAAATTACTACTGGTTCTAAAACTTTTAAACTAACTTCCAGTTCAACAAATGCCGCCCCATTGCCAGGAAGCAAATTAATTTCATCGGGAGAAACAATCTACACTTCACAAGGAACGTTTGTACAACAACAAAGAACAATTACAACAACTACAACTGCAACAACTGTCAATTGTTATGTCGATCCTCTTGCCCAAACATTTATTGTTGGTGGAAATGTTGAGAATTTAAATGGAAATCTACCAAATGACGATGCAAATGGGGCATATCTGAGCGAATTAGATCTTTTCTTTGCAAATAAAGATTCTGGAAATTCACCTGTAACTGTAGAAATTAGAACTGTTGAACTTGGAACTCCCACTAGAAAAGTACTTGGCAAACCTACCACATTAAAACCTAGTCAAATTAATACGTCAACTGATGGAACTGTTCCAACAAGAGTGACATTTGATTATCCAATTTATCTTGAACCAAATCAAGAATATGCCATTGTAGTACAAGCAGGTCAAAGTGATCAATTCGAACTTTGGATTGCTCAAATGGGAGAAAAAACTGTCAATACATCAACTTTACCAAATGCAGAAAGTGTTGTCTATACAAGACAGTTTGCAATGGGAAGTTTATTCAAATCCCAAAATGGTTCAATATGGACTGCAGATCAATATCAGGATCTTAAATTTAAACTTTATAAGTGTAATTTTACATCCACTTCTGGAAGTGCATTTTTCCAAAATCCATCACTGGATGAAAGTAATGGATATGTTAAAAAATTACGTTCAAATTCATTAACTTCTTTACCAAGAAAAATTGCCATAGGAATTAATACATGTACTAATTCTACAACAATTGGTATACTGACTACTGGTAGAAAAATTACCGAAGCATCTCAAACTTATACTTATGGAAATATTTCCAAAACTGGAGGACCTGTTTCTTCTGTAGGAATTACTACTGGTGGATCTAATTATACAACCACAAGCAATGTGGGAACTTATGCACTTAGTGGTAGTGGTAAAAATTTAAAACTTGATATTACAGCAACAAATGGTGTAATTACTGCCGTTTCTGTCAATGCGAATAATCCAGGAACTGGATATGCAGTTGGTGATGTTGTGGGAATTGTTACATCCAATGTTGTTCCTGTTGGAGGTAGAAATTCAATTATTACAATTTCAGCAATTACTGGATTAGATACACTTTATTTGACTAATTTCCAAGGACAACAGTTACCAACAGTTGGTGTTACAACCCTTTCATATTATAATGATGCGGGAACAAAAGTTTCATTATCTGGAACGAGTATATTATCTTCAACTCCAGATGGTGGAGTTTACAGTGGAAACTTTATGCGTGTACATCATTTCAATCATGGAATGTATGATAAGACGAATAAACTGATAATTAGAAATGCAAAATCTTCAATTCCCCCAACAACATTATCTAACAAATTACTTTCCACAGATACTACAATTAGTGTAGCATCTACTGCGAATTTTGCAACTTTTGAAGGAGTTGCTGTCAGTGGTTCAAATCCAGGATATGTGATTATTGAAAATGAAGTTATTAAATACACATCTATAGGTTCCGGAACTCTAACCTCTTTGACAAGAGGATTGGATTCTACGAGGGCATTAGACTATGATGTTAATAGTCAAGTTTATAAGTATGAATTTAATGGAATATCCTTGAGAAGGATTAATAAAACCCACGATATTAGTGATACTGGTATTGATATTGACAATTATTATATTGAGATTGATAGGACAAACTTTGATTCAAATGTGGTGAATAGAAGTGCAGATGGATCTTTATCGGGTACTGCACAAGTTTCATTCAGTTCCGAATTTTCTGGAGGTGAAGATAATACTCTTGTTACACAAAACTTACAATATGATTCAATTTCTCCACAAATTACAGCTCTTGTTCCTGGGTCAACTACTTCATTAACGGGTCAAATTAGAACTGTAAGTGGAACTAGTGCCAGCGGAACAGAAATGTCCTTTATTGATCAGGGATATGAAGATGTTCAGATTACTGGTCAAAATAAATTAAACTCTACTAGAATTATCTGCTCAAATATTAATGAACAAACTTATTTAACTGATTCTAATTTATTGAGAAATAAATCATTTACATTAAAACTAGACCTTTCTACATCTGATAATAATTTATCTCCAATGATTTTCTGGAGACAATCTGCAATTCAATTGAATAGTAATAGATTAAATAGTCCAGTTTTAGATTATGCAAATGATAATAGGGTGAATACTTTGATTGGAGATCCTCATGCAGCATTTTATATTTCAAATACTGTGATATTATCACAACCTGCAACTTCAATTAAAGTTATCCTTTCTGCATATAGGCATTTTTCTTCCGATTTTAGAGTTCTTTATAGTTTAATTAGACCAGATTCTAGTGAGGTTAAACAATCATTTGAATTATTCCCGGGATATAAAAATCTAACGATAGATAATAATGGAGATGGATATCCAGATGTTGTAGATTCTGCAAAAAATGATGGTCTTCCAGATGTATTTGTTCCTGCAAGTTTAGATGATCAATTTATGGAATATGAATTTACTGCACATAATCTTGGAGATTTTATTGGATATACGATTAAAATTGATGTCTCCGGAACAAATCAGGCATATGCACCAAAAATAAAAGATTTAAGGAGTATTGCGCTAGCATGATGATTCCAGTAAAAGGGCATCCAAATTTATATCGTGATGAGCAAAGTGGTGCTATAATTAATTGTGATAATAATTCTTATATACAATATAAGAATAGTTTACAAAATCGTGAATTACAAAAAAATGAATTGGATGCCATGAAAAAAGATATTGATGAAATTAAATCTTTACTTAAGGAGTTGGTTAATGGATCCAAATGATATTTCATTAGAATCAATTGATAAATTATTTGAATATGAAAAGCATGTTAGGGTTATTGATGGATTAGATTTTGAAGAATTAAAAACTTTTTCCAAATTGTACTGCAAATTATATTTAAAGCAACAAGAAGTAATAAAATCATTAGGCGCTCTGTAGATATAAATAAAAAGTAGCAATAAAAAAATAAATGGCATCTGTATATGTCAATAATTTAGTAGTAAATGCAGGTTCAGATTTTACTCAAACCTTTACATTAGAAGGTTCTGCTAATAATTCTGCATTTGATTTATCCGTATATACAGTTACTGCCCAAATGAGAAAGTGGGCGGGTAGTTCCACTTCAATATCTTTTGATGCGACAAAGCAAAATCCAAATACTTCAGGAAAAATACTTCTTAAGTTGACTGCTGCACAAACTTCCGCCTTAAAACCCGGAAGATATGTTTATGATGTAATAATTACAGACCCGTTTAATGTTAAAAACAGAGTCATTGAGGGAATGGTTCTTGTAAGAGAAGGAGTCACTCGATAATGGCAGATGTAAAAGTTCGAACTGATTCTCAAAATGATTTAAAGGTTAGAGTCGGGCAACAAAATGCTGTAAAAATTGTTACTAGCGTTTCTGGATCTGCCGGTGGTAAAGCTGTAGAAGCAGAGAATGTAGTTGGTGGTATAGCATCTGTTACTTCACTGTATGTAACTGGAGTATCAACTTTTATAGGAAACGTCAATATTACTGGAACTATGACAGGAACTATCGATGGAGGAACCTACTGATGGCAAAACCAACAACTAGACAAGAACTTATTGATTATTGTCTCCGAAAATTAGGTGCCCCAGTATTGGAAATTAACTTGGATGATGACCAAATTGATGACCTGGTTGATGATGCTTTACAATACTTCAATGAAAGGCACTTTGACGGTGTTGAAAGAATGTATTTAAAATATAAAATTACTCAGGAAGATATTGATAGGGGTAGGGGAAATGGGACAAATGGCGTAGGAATAGTAACTACAACTGGATCTGCAAATATTAGTGGCATTGGTAGTACAACATTTAATTTTTACGAAACTTCTAATTTTATTCAAGTACCAGATTCTGTAATTGGTATTGAGAAGGTATTTAAATTTGATACTAGTTCTATTTCTGGAGGAATGTTTAGT